TACCCTTCATTACATCAGTAACGGTTAGGGAGCTACCACCACCAGAAGTTGGTGTAGTGTAAGTGTAGGTGGTCCTATTGATTGTAACAACGTATTTTGTGTTATGCTCTAAGAAGAGAAGACTAATAACAGCTTGACGTTTTGGATTATAGGTAGGTGCTACTAATGTAGAAACGATCTTCTCGCTATTAACAATGTACGTAAAGTCGTTAACAGTAAGAGTCTTAATATTACGGTAATCAGTAGCAGTAAGGTACGAAGCGATGCCACTTTGAGTGACAAGTTTCTCAACACCAGTGGTTAAATCCCAAACTCGTATAACACCACCAGAGGTAATGGTAGCTACATACTTAGTCTGATCATCCCTAAAGATTGTAAAGACAGTATTATTGTCTAATGAGTTAGCAGCTAGTGCAGATAGAGTTGGCTGTAGTTTAGAGATAAACTTACCACCAGGACGTTTGATCATTCCCAAGGTGGGGTCGGGATAACAGTTCAAAGCATCCTTAACTTGGCCAGGCAGGATCTTCTCATCAGCTTGCTGTGATACTCCTCCAATGAAGTTAGTAATTCTTTGAGAAACTGTTGTCATCGTACAAGAGCCCTAAATGGTTCATAGCTGTTATAGTAGTCATTGCCTTTAGAGAAACCAAACATAGTATAATCACCTTGTTGGCATTCATATTCTAGACACACAGAGCGTCTCCAGGCTTCCTGAGTAGTCAGTGCTTGTGCAAGGTTAACATCACCCACTAATCGAATAGCAGCCCTAGTAGCTGCCTTAGCAGTGATGTAATCCCTGAAGGGTTGTGGGAGGTCATCAAAATCAAACATCCACAATACATCAACTTTATAAGTTACAGTAGTATCCCAAGTAAATGTATGATTCAATTTATCATAAAGTTTACCGTCTCTAATGATGGTATCATATGCTGTATTGAAAGCCGATTTACTGAGATCCATCTGTATTACATTATATGGGATAACGATATTACCAGATGTATCGGGAGTGACAGGATATCCGTACTCACGATTAAATGACCAACCTTCTGCTTGAACCTCTCTGCTAATGTCCATTAGGGTGTTAAAAGCAAAAGCGACTTCAGGGTTGGTTTGATCAAGCACAGTGACTGGAGCCTGTCCTATAGACCCCAGGATTTCATTGACAGCAGATAGTTGCGTGGTCGTATAGGAATCAGCCATAAGTCTAAATGGAAATAAAAACCATTCTCATGTATAGATAAAAAAAAAGGGAGCCCCGAAGGACTCCCCAAAGATTAGTTACGCAGCGGTACGAGAAGCGTCAAGCGCAGGGCTATCAGCCTCAATACCAGTGTAAGCAAAACGCAGACACTGAGTTTCGGAGAACACACCAGAAGCGGTGGCAGTACCGTGGGTACGAGAAACGGAACGACGAATAGCGTGGTTGTCAGAGACAGCCAGGTTACCATTATCCGTATAAGTAGAAGCGTAAGCGCCAGTGATGGTGCGGGTACCGAAATTAACGTTACCTGCTACACCATTGTCACCAGCGGCAACAGCAGCATTAGCCATTTTTAATTACCTCAGTTGGTATAAGAAATAGTATCAACACGGAAGGTGGCAGCAGTTGTACCAGCAACCGACAGTACATCACCAACACGGTAACCATCACCACCAGCTGCTACAGTCTGACCATCAACTGCACCAGAGGTGACAGTAGTGGTAAGAGTGCAGCCAGTACCATTGATGTTGTCATCAGTGGTAGCCTTAGTGCCAGCAGTTTGGCCAGTGCCAGCAGTGAGACGAGTTACGGTAACAACCGTACCACCTTCACGACCAGGCTCAATAGGAGGACGCATGTAAGCGGTTTCACTGGTAGTGACGCCTACACCGTCAACAGGAGCGAATCCCATTATACTCCCTCCTTATCAGGAGCGAGCCGACTGCAGCTCAATAGCAGCAGCGGGGTTCAGAGTACCGCAGCCCATGGCAAGGCGTCCCACGATGAGGTCTCCTTGGTACATGACAGACACGTCCCCAGAGGTGGTCTGCACGGAGGGAGCGATAGCTTCCACAACACCAGCAGCATCCTTGTAGTAGATCAGACCGCAGTGGGTGCTGAAGTTACCGGAGTAGTCGTTGTTCTCACCGTTGACGGAAGACACGCTACCAGCCAGGAAGGGCAGGTTGTTGGAACGCTTGATGCTGATACCGGCGATCTCATAGAGACCTTCACCGCTATTCAGGTTACCTTGCGAGTTACCATAGTCACGGTTAAGGATGTTGGACGACACCTGCGAGATCAGTGCATAGTACTGACGCGGGGACAGCACAGCGGTACGACCTTGCTTAGGCAGGTTCTTCTCATCCATAATCGAAGCGGCTTCGAAGAAGGCGTCCACCAGGGCTTGAGCATCATACTCTTTCTGCACACCCAGTTGGATCACAGAACCGCCGGGCTCAGGGCCAGGGGCAGCAGTGATGGGGTGAGCTTCACGAGCAGCTTTAGCGATCTGACGGAAGATCTTCTTATCATAAGCCTCAGCCAGAGCATAGCCAATCTTCTTGGCGATCTCGCTACGCAGGCTGTAGTGAGCAAGAGTTTCATCCAGGTCATACACAAATGCACTGGAGATCAGAAGGTCGTCACAGACGATGGTCTTCTCTGCCACCGGGGGATCACCAGAACCCAGGATAGGAGTGCCGGGCTCATGATAAGCCGCCTCCATGCGTCCGGTGAAGATAAACTGCATAGCCTTGCCGTTAGTCAGCGTACGGCTTTGCACAGTGCCTTTGGCGATCGTAGCGCCTTCATAGGCTTTGAACATTTCACCTGAAAACAGTTTCAGGTAGGTTGCGTACTTGGTATCATAAGCGGTACCAAGAGCAAGAGGGGTCGAACTAGTATTATTAATCCGACCTACAGGAGTAACAAGAGTGTTAGCCACAGTAAGAAAAGAGAGAGAATGTTGTTGTTGTTTCTCTCTAACCGGTTAGAAAATTTATTGCGATTTTTTGTCTGTCTCTCCAGACCGTCTATGGCTATTGGGTATCCGCGTACGGGCCGATAGCCGAGAAGAGTAGGGTCCGACTCTGAGGTGCCCTACTCCAATTTATTAAGCCTTTCTAAGGAATCCAGGTAGATCCTGTCCACCTGTATTCTTTTCTCGGCGTTGCTTCAAACGACGAAGCATCTCAGGATTAGCATTAGGTACGCCTTCATAGTTCTGACCACCCGGTACATAGGGTTTACTCAGATCAAAGCTCTTACCTTGTGCAACCTTTAGTTCCTTCTTAGTTTTCTTTGGATCTTTGGCTTCCTTCATGATCAACCGATGATTGGTGCAGTATGAGTGGCTAGGTCAAGTGGGAAGTTATGAGCATTACGCTCGTGCATTACCTCAAAGCCCAGACCAGCACGATTAAGGATGTCAGCCCAAGTATTAACCACCCGACCGTTATTATCAAGGAGGGATTGATTAAAGTTGAACCCATTCAGGTTAAACGCCATAGTAGATACGCCAAGAGCAGCGAACCAAATACCCACCACTGGCCAAGCAGCAAGGAAGAAATGGAGACTGCGACTATTATTAAAACTTGCGTACTGGAAAATGAGACGCCCGAAATAACCGTGCGCAGCCACGATGTTGTAGGTCTCTTCTTCCTGTCCGAATTTGTATCCATAGTTCTGACTTTCCGTTTCAGTCGTCTCACGAACAAGCGAGGATGTAACCAACGAACCGTGCATAGCACTGAATAGCGACCCACCAAATACCCCAGCGACACCGAGCATGTGGAACGGGTGCATGAGAATGTTATGTTCGGCTTGGAAAACGAGCATATAGTTGAAGGTACCCGATATACCCAGAGGCATAGCATCGGAGAAACTGCCTTGACCAAACGGATAGACGAGGAAGACAGCGGTCGCTGCTGCGACAGGTGCGGAGTATGCGACAAAGATCCAGGGCCTCATTCCTAGTCGATAGCTAAGTTCCCACTCGCGTCCCATGTAAGCATAGATGCCAATGAGGAAGTGGAATACTGTAAGCTGGAACGGACCCCCGTTGTAGAGCCATTCATCAAGTGAATTAGCTTCCCAAATTGGGTAGAAGTGTAGTCCGATGGCATTGCTGCTCGGAACGACGGCTCCCGATATGATGTTGTTTCCATACATAAGACTCCCTGCTACGGGCTCACGGATGCCATCAATATCGACAGGGGGAGCCGCAATAAATGCAATGATGAAGCAAATGGCAGCTGCAAGGAGACACGGGATCATCAGTGTTCCAAACCAGCCGACATAAAGACGGTTATCAGTGCTGGTTACCCAGCTACAAAAACGCTCCCAAGTATTATCTTGAGAGCGAGGGGCTGCAAGAATAGCAGTCATAGTTGAAGTTAATTAAGACGGGTAACTTTAACTCGTCCAACTCCAGAGGCAGTGAGACCGATAGCATCAGCCGCACCTTTACTGAGATCTAATTCCCTACCATGAATGTAAGGACCTCGATCATTGACCCGAACAACGGCACACCGTTTGAAACAAACACGAAGTTTAGTACCAAAGGGGAGTGTCTTGTGCGCTGCAGTAAGGCCGTGTTGATTGTATCGAGAACCGCTAGCAGTAAGGTTACCATGGAAACCAGGACCATACCAACTAGAGATCACCGACAGAGTAGTTAGAAGAGGCAACATAGTAATAAAGCAAAGAACTTTTATATTACTTACTCCCACAAATCCGCCAATACACGCGCAGTATTAGCGGATCTACCAATACTTACTTTTTTTTAGTAGGTGCTGGTTTCATTTTTTGACCAGCCTTTGCAGCTTCTTTCTTTGCAGCTGCTTTACCAGCTGGTGTATATGGAAACTTTTTAGAACCAACTTGTGGCATGATAGGACTCCTATTTTTTCTTAGCTGTCTTAGCTGCCTTCTTAAATTGAGCAGCAGTAGGAGCACCAGGAGTACCTGGCTTCCTCATCTTCTCATTAGAGCCAGCAGCAATACGCATACGCTTAGCATGAATGTTAGCGTACAAACCAGGCTTAGCCATTTAACATTTCCATTTACGGAGGGCCAGTGCTTTACGAGTAGGTCTACCTTTCTCGTCTTTCATCGGTCCCTTCACACCACCCATACGGGCACAGAAGGAACGCTTACGTGGCCCTCCCTCAGGCTGTGGAGCCTTCAGGTTAGAGCCAGTCTCTCTGTTGTATTTAGCACGACCGGCAGCTGTTAAGCCACCAGTTCGTGATTTGTGTACGCCAATCTTTAGACTGACGTTACTTTTTCTTTCCGCCATTTCCTTTATGGCCTTTCTTACCGCAAGACATTAGAGTACTCCAGGGATGATTTGACCAGTCACTAGATAAGCGCCAACAGCAGCCACAAAACCAAGCATAGCAAGGCGACCATTGAGGAGTTCAGCACGTTCGTTATGAGGCACGGTGTAGTCTTTATCAGTGTACATGGTGGGTTCTTTAGCGAAGATGTTAGTGTCGTTCATTAGAATTGGATGTTGGACCGTTCAAGTTTATCGGCAATATCAGCACGATAAGCTGGATCCTTGTCATAACGTGGATCACTCATAGCAGCAACGAGTTCTGCTTGAGAACGGAACACATCAGCATTTGTCTTAGGCGCATTGCCAGTTAGCAACTTACCATCGTAACCTTCTGCATCTTTGTAGCGAGCATTGAGAGCTTGTGCTGCAAAGAACATAGCAAGCGGATCACCACGATCCATTACAGTGTCGTACATATCAATCTCCTGCTGGGTAAGGTTCTCACCAGCCCAACGGATCATGTTACTGTACTCTACGTCACCACCAACTGAAGATTGGATTTGCTCTACGTCTTCAGAAGTTGCCTGAACAGAAGCAGTCTCTTGCTGTTCTTGCTGGTTCTCTAGGAAGAGATTAACAACATCAACAGGATCCATACCTTCTACCTGTTTGACAAGATCTTGATCCCACTCACCTTTACGGTAAGAGTCCATGATCTGTTCATAGAGGGCACCTTGTTCAGTGTCTTCTTGTTCTACTTCAACTTCTTCTTGAGGCTCAGCTTGTTGAACTTCTTCCTTGTTGCTGAGCTTCTTTTGTAGTTCAAGGTAACCACGTTCCAGTTCTTCAGCTGAGCGATACTTACCAGCTAGGAGTTGGTTCTGCTCTTGAGCAAGACGTTCACCAATCTCTAGTGCCTCTTGCTCTTCTGCAGTAAATTCTCCTTCAGTTTGTTCGTAGGGATTAAGCGTAATTTCGTTTGCCATTTGCAGTTACTACGGTTAGATTACCGAGACCAACAGTCTCAACGTAATCGGGGGAACGACCGATTGTAGGTTCACCGATCTTAGTACGCTTCATATACGGAGCGTCTTCGGTAGGAGCCTCTTCAATGTTAGGCGGGGAAACCGGGGGGAGCGGTTGCCGCTTCGACTTCTGGGGCTTGGTTGGGGTTGCTTTGTCCATAAATTTGTTGTAATGCGTCAGGATTCTTCTCTGGATCAAAGACAGGAGTGTTAGCAAGAGCAGCTGTCTGCTTAACCAGCTCCATCTGTTGTGCTTGTTGCATACCTTCCTGACGTTGTTGCTGTACTTCGCCCATAGACTTAACAAGGTTCAGTACATCAATACCTTGTGCAGCTGCAAGACGCTTGATAGCCTCATCAAGGTTAAGGAAAGTGTTGATTGCTTCAGGTCCAAGTGTCTGTGCAATGACGGTAAAGAACTGAGCCAATGACTCACGATCTTGACCCCTGCCTAGTGCATTAATACCTGCAACAATAGTGGGTCGAACAAGATCCTTAGGAATCCTAGGAATTTCTGCTGTCTTTTGAAGAACCGACAGCTTGCGGTTCAAGTAAGGTACAAGGAACTCAACAGTCAATAGGGAGAAGAGTCCACCTAATTGCTGCTCTAGTTCCATTTGAGTCATGCGTACTTCTTCAGCTGTAGTGCGCTCACTATCCCGTACGTTAAGGATAAGGAATGCTTCACTCAACCGTCGCTCAAGTACACTAGCCATCTCCATGGCAGTACGGAAGTCTGCCGTCTTACCAACAGTGATAGCAGCGATGTCATCAGGACGGCCCTGTACGATCGCTCCGTTCCCCGCAGCAGCGAGGGACTGAGGCTTGGTAGTGGAGCTAGGTGAAACAGTAAAGATGACCTTAGCAGCCACTGCAGAGCCCTCTACTAGAGCTTGCATGAGAGCTTCAAGCGAGCGGAGATCACCAAGGAACTCTTCCACTCTACCACGTCCATATGGTTCACCATCCACTACGTTAAAGCGAAGGGTCAACCAAGGGTTGGCTTCCAAGGGAGCCTTACCTTGTGAACCAGGGATGACTTTATCAAACACCTCTTGATGCCACACAAAGCGATTGTTATCACGCCGCACATGTGTGTACACATCTACATCCTCTTCACTATCTGAACCATCCTCACCAGGAGAGTTAACAGGAAGGGTTGTGTTAATGATAGGAGCAAGTAGCTTCCTACTAATGCGTTCCTTAGTGACGATCTCTAAGACTTCACCGTTACCATCTCTATCTACGACAAACCTATTCATTGGATACAGCTTCAATCCCTTAGGACCCATGTAGATCAAAGCAT